ACTTGGTAGGGAACTAATTCGTGTAAACATTACAATTGAAACTGATGAAGATGACCTTATCGGTGGCTTTAGGCTTGTTGATGGGAATACTGCTTGGCACAACGGTCCCGTCATTGAAGCACTGGAGCGAGGAGCAATCTTGCTTCTTGATGAAATCGACCTTGCAAGTAACAAGATTTTGTGTCTCCAATCTGTCCTTGAAGGAAAAGGTGTTTTCCTAAAAAAGATTGGTAAGTATGTGCGTCCTGCTGATGGTTTCAATGTGGTGGCTACTGCTAACACTAAAGGAAAAGGTTCTGAAGATGGACGCTTCATTGGAACTAATATCTTGAATGAAGCATTCCTTGAACGTTTCCCTGTGACCTTTGAGCAGTCTTATCCAACCACTGCAAATGAGATGAAAATCATCTACAATGTTGCAGATTCACTTGGTTGTGTGGATAAAGATTTCTGCATCCGTCTTGTAGATTGGGCAGATATTATTCGTAAGACTTTCTACAATGGTGGTGTGGATGAAGTTATTTCCACCCGTCGTTTGGTACATATCATTCGTGCTTATAGTATCTTCCAAGATAAAGCTAAGGCCATCCAAGTGTGTGTAAATCGTTTTGATGATGAAACCAAACAGTCTTTTATGGAGTTGTATGACAAAGTAGATGCTGATTTCCAAATGCCTGTTGAAGAAACCACTAACATTTGATATAATTACTAAGGAACATTATGACTAAATCTATGGGAATTGTTGATGGTAGTGAAACTACCTATGAAGTAATCAAGTCAGGTCTACATGATTATCAAGTCAATGGTCATGATTTTTGGTGGGCTAAGGATGACTATCTGAAGTCAACAGATACCAATCAAAATGGTTTCTGGAAATACAGTGAAGACCTTACTTTGAAGGAAGTTGAACAATATCTTCAAAGTACCTATCATTCACACTATACTTCCCAAGAATCAAAAACACAGACCCTTGACTTGATTGAAAGTATTGGGGATGCAGAATCATTCTGTCGGTCTAATGCAATCAAATACTTGTCACGGTTTGGTAAGAAGAATGGAAAATCTAAACAGGATATTCTAAAGGCAATTCATTATTGTATTCTTCTTTATCACTTCTCTGGTCTCCACAAAAAAACTTCTGATTACCCCTATTGAGTTGAACTATGAAACTTTCTGATAACACTATTACACTCCTGAAGAACTTCTCCTCCATCAATCAGTCCATTCTGTTCAAAGAGGGTAACAAACTTCGTACTATTTCTGTGATGAAGAACATCCTGGTGGAAGCAACCATCAAGGAGGATATTCCCAAGGACTTTGGAATCTATGACCTTACACAGTTTTTGAATGGACTTTCACTTCACCAAAGTCCTGACCTTGACTTCACTTCTAATGAATATGTGGTCATCAAAGAAGGTAAGATGCGTTCCAAATACTTCTTTGCAGACCCTAATGTGATTGTTTCTCCTCCAGAAAAAGAGATTACACTTCCTACTGAAGATGTTTGTTTCATTCTGACTAGTCAACAACTTGAGAAGATGAAGAAGGCATCTTCCATCTACCAACTCCCTGATATTTCTGTGGTTGGTGATGGTGAAACAGTTCAGTTGGTTGCTCGTGATAAGAAGAATGACACTTCTAACAACTTCTGTATTGAGGTTGGTGAAACAGAAGATACATTCACTTTCAACTTCAAGGAAGAAAACCTGAAACTTCTTCCTGGTACCTATGATGTAGTTGTGTCATCTAAACTTCTGTCACGTTTTTCCAGTCAGAATCAAGAACTTGAGTATTATATTGCATTGGAACCTGATTCTTCTTTTGGATGAATTACAAAGTAAAATACAAGATACCTAATGACAATAGGTATCTTGAGATGGTAGTGGAGGCAACAAGCCAATCACAAGCAAAGAAAATTGCTCAGGCTATGATTCCCTCTGCTACAATTATTGGTAGTCCTCAACCTATTTGATTATGAATATTTTTGTAACTTCGGCAGACCCTTTCAAGTCTGCTCAGGTACTTCCTGACAAGCACATTGTCAAGATGCCTTTGGAGACCTGTCAAATGCTTTCTATCATTGCATCAGACAAATGGGGTCATGGGTTTGGCACTCTTCCCAAAGCAGATGGAACTCCCTACTGCACTGAGAAGGGTGCCTTTCGTAATCACCCCTGTACCAAGTGGGCATCTGAGTTTGTGATGAACTGGCAATGGCTTATTGCTCATGGGTTTGCTCTCTGTCAAGAGTATTCTGCACGGTATGGTAAGGTTCATACCTGTTTTCATACTCTCCTGGTTGCTAGGGACATCTTCCCCACAGAAGACCCTCTAGTACCTTCTGGTGAACCCACACCATTTGTGAGAGCAATGCCAGAAGAATATAAGTTTGATACTTCTATTGATACTTTCACTGCATACAAGATGTACATTGCATCTAAACCTTGGGTGAAAGATAACTATATAAGACTACCACATCGTAAACCTGATTGGATATGAGACACATCCTCTTCACACTCAAAGAGTGTAATGTTGACCTTATTGAAGATACTGAATATGTGAGAGATTGTCTCTACCAAGCAGCCAAAGAATGTAACTCCACTCTTTTGAATCTCAATATTCATAAGTTTGAACCACAGGGTTTGACTGGTATTGTGATGTTAGCTGAAAGTCATATTAGTATTCATACTTGGCCAGAGAAGTGTATGGCAGTATGTGACATATTCACCTGTGGTCAACACACAACACCTATGCGTGGTGTAGAATATCTACAGGAGAGATTCAAATCTTCTGATATGACCATCAATGAATTTATTAGACCTTTGGATTGAGAAACAGAATGAGTCGTGATGAATTTATTTGGACAGAATCTTATCGTCCAAAGACTATTAGTGAATGTATCCTTCCAGAGGAAACCAAGAAGACCTTTCAGAAGTTTGTAGAGAAAGGTGAGGTACCAAACCTTCTTCTTTCTGGTCCTCCTGGTTGTGGTAAGACCACTGTTGCCAAAGCCCTATGTAATGAACTTGGAGTAGATTTTTATGTCATCAATGGATCCGATGAGGGTCGATTCCTCGATACTGTCAGAAACAATGCGAAGAACTTTGCTTCGACCGTCTCACTTTCTTCAACTGCTAAACACAAGGTTATCATTATTGATGAGGCAGACAACACGACCCCAGATGTACAACTCTGTCTACGTGCGTTTACTGAGGAATTTATTCGCAACTGTAGATTCATCTTCACCTGTAACTACAAGAATAAAATCATTGCCCCGTTACATTCGAGATGTGCAGTTGTTGATTTCGGGATCAAGTCTAAGGATCGCCCAAAACTTGCACTTTCCTTCTTTGAGAGGACGAAAGAGGTCCTGGATAAGGAGAAAATTAAATATGATGAAAAGGTTCTTGTTCAAATAATTCAAAAATATTTCCCTGACTGGCGTAGGGTACTGAATGAACTTCAAAGGTATTCTGTATCAGGTAAGATTGATTCTGGTATCCTTGCAGCATTTGAGGAAGTAAAAACCAATGATTTGGTTAAGTACCTTAAAGAAAAGAACTTCCCTGAGGTTCGTAAATGGGTAGTCAATAACTTGGATAATGATCCTAGTATTATTATTCGTAGTGTGTATGACTGTTGTTACAATGCCCTTGAGAATAGTAGTATTCCAGCTGCTATTCTTGTTATTGCTAAGTATCAGTATCAAATGGCCTTTGTGGCAGATCAGGAAGTAAACCTGATGGCACTGATGACTGAATTAATGGTTGAGTGTGAATTTCGTTGAAGGAGTCAATTTAAATGAATGTGAAGGTTATCCGTCTCACCTCTGGTGAAGATATTGTTACCTCTCTAGTTGAGGAGAATGATGACAATATTGTAATTCAAGATGCTATTGTTGCTGTTCCTGCTGGTGGTGGGCAATTGGGGTTTGCACCTTGGGCACCACTTCTAAGGAATGATGTTAAGGAACTTACAGTAAGTAAGAAGTTTGTGATTTACATTGCTGATGTGAATGATGAACTAGTTGAACAATATGAGGAAATGTTTTCTCCAATTAAGAAACCCAGTAAGAAATTGATTCTTTGATTATGGAACTGAAAGATTGGTTGAACTCTATCAACTTCTCTAAGGAGAATCTCCTACAAGAGGATTCAACTCTTGTAAAGGAGTATCCTCCTTTTATTATTAATCGTTGTTTGTCTGCACATCTTGATTGTGTTCTCTTTGCTAATGAAATGAATAAGTATCATTTCCTAGACAAGGATATGCAGTATGAGTTTTATATAAATATTCTCAGGAAAAAGAAAAGATTCTCTCCTTGGATTAGGAAAGAGAAAGATTCAGATCTTGAACTTGTCAAACGTTATTATGGTTTTAGTAACGAAAAGGCAATACAGGCAATGAAAATTCTATCTCACGAGCAAATCAAATTCATCAAACAACGACTTGAAACTGGTGGAAAAAAATGAATCATACTATTGAACCTCAGGTTAATTGGTCTGCTGACCAGATGGTTGAGATTAAGTTAAACGAACCTGATGACTTCTTGAAGGTTAGGGAGACACTAACACGTATTGGTGTTGCATCCCGTAAAGAAAAGAAACTCTATCAGTCCTGTCACATTCTTCACAAACAGGGTAAGTATTATATTGTCCACTTCAAAGAACTCTTTGCACTGGATGGTAAGTATTCCAACCTGTCTGTGAATGATGTTCAAAGACGTAATCGTATTGCTAGACTTCTGGTTGATTGGGGTCTCATTAGTGTGGTCAAGGAAGAATCCATTGAAAACATTGCTCCTTTGAATCAAATCAAAGTCCTTCCTTACAAAGAGAAGAATGAGTGGACTCTGGAGCAAAAGTATAATATTGGTTCTAAGAAGAAAGTAGAAGAATAAATAATACTGAGACCTTTCGTGCGGTCTCTACGAAAGTCGGAACACCCTTCTGGTGGTAGTGTTATCACTACCACCTATTTTTGTGATTTGTGATATAAATATGTGTGGACGCCAAATGGGTCCACAAAACACAAACTCGCTGAAAAGGAGCTACAATAATGACTAACCTCGCAAGATATACTGCGTCAGATCTTAGTGCCCTGATGGATAAGATTACACGCAATAGTATTGGTTTGGACCAATACTTTGATAGGGTGTTCACTCAAGAATCTGTTTCAAACTATCCACCCTATAATCTTGTTCACATCAGTGATAGTGAATCTCAGTTGGAGATTGCTCTTGCTGGTTTTAAAAAAGAAGAAGTAAATGTTTACACACAAAACGGAAAATTGCACATTGAAGGAACTAAGGAACCTAGAGAAGATGAAGGAACCTATGTCCACAGAGGATTGGCTCAACGATCTTTCACCAGAACTTGGACACTGGCAGAGGACACGGAAGTTAGATCAGTTGTCTTTGAGGATGGGTTGTTGTCAGTTGTATTAGGGCGTATTGTTCCAGAACATCACCAAAGAAAAGACTACCTATAAATATAAAAGAATATCGTCGGCGCATAGGGAGTCCTGGCAAAATCCAGATGACTCCCTTTTTTGTGTTATAATATAGAAGGTATAGAATAGGTAAAATGATCAAACTGGTTTTGTTAAAGTCTGGTGAAGAAGTAATCACTGATATTGAAGAAATGGTAGTAAATGAAAAAGTAGTAGGTTACTTTTTCAACAAACCTTGTTCTGCAAAACTCTTTGAGGATATTGAAGAAGATGAACCTCAATATTCAATTAAACTTACACCTTGGATCCCCCTTTCCAGTGATGACAAGATTCCAGTAGTTACAGACTGGGTGATTAGTATTATGAATCCTATTGACAAACTCAAAGAAATGTATGAAAAAGGAGTAAAGAAGAATGGAACCAAAACTGATACTTCTGATGAATCGACAAATCTTGGTCTCACAGATTGAGGAACAAACATCTGAATTAGGAGAACCTGATTGTAAGTTGTTGGAACCCTTTCTACTCAATCAATCAGACCTTACACTTTCCCCTTGGTTGATGGACTACACAACCCAGAATTACTTTATGATGCATTCAGACAAGATCTTGACAATTGCTGAACCAAATACTAAACTGAAAGACAAATATAAAACCTTGATTGATGGAGAGTAACTTTGCATTTCTATACTAATGTTCATCTAGTTGGTAATCACTTCCTAGTTCGTGGATTTGAAAATGGCAAGTCAGTGATGTACAAAGAAGAGTATTCACCTACTCTCTTTGTGAAGTCCAAGAAAGAAACAAAGTATAAGACTCTAGATGGTGAAAGTGTTGAACCAATTCAACCTGGTAATGTAAGGGATTGTAGGGATTTCTTCAAGAAGTATGAAGATATTGAAGGTTTCAAGATCTTTGGGAATGAGAGGTACATCTATCAATACATTTCAGATAAGTATCCGGAAGATGAGATCAAGTTTGATATTAGTAAGATCAAACTTTATACAATGGATATTGAGGTGAAGTCTGAGATGGGGTTCCCTGATCCTGACTCTTGTTCAGAGGAGATGTTGTCAATCTCCATTCAGGACTTCTCCACAAAGGAAATCTGGACCTGGGGTCGTTGGGAATATAAACCCACCAAACCTAATGTTACCTACTTCCACTATGAGGAAGAGGTTGATATGTTGAATGCATTCCTTCATTGGTGGTCCCAGAACACCCCAGAAGTCCTCACAGGGTGGAATGTGAGGTTGTATGATATTCCATACCTCTGTGGTCGTATCTCTCGCATTATGGGAGATAAGTATATGAAAATGATGTCCCCTTGGGGTATTGTTCTCAAAGATCGTCTGGGTATTTCTGGTAGGGAATTCAATGTCTTTGAGATGATTGGTATTACTACTCTAGATTATCTGGAACTTTATAAGAAGTTCACTTATACTAACCGTGAGTCATATCGATTGGATCACATTGCAGAAGTAGAACTGGATCAAAAGAAACTAGATCACTCAGAGTTTGATACTTTCAAAGACTTTTACAATGGAAATTGGAAGAAGTTCATTGACTACAACATTATTGACGTAGAGTTGGTAGATAAGTTGGAGGACAAACTGCGACTTATTGAACTGGTTATTACTATGGCATTTGATGCTAAGGTGAACTTTGTAGATCCAATGTTCCAAGTGAGGTTGTGGGATACTATCATCTATAACTATCTCAAGAAAAGAAACATTGTTGTTCCACCTAAAGATAGGTCAGAGAAAGGTGATAAGTTCACAGGTGCATATGTAAAGGAACCTGTCCCTGGAGTGTATGATTATGTGGTTTCATTTGACTTGAACTCCCTATATCCACACTTGATGATGCAGTACAACATTTCACCAGAAACCCTGTTGGATGAAAGGCACCCATCAGTCAATATTGAGAAGATTCTCAATAAGGAAATCAACTTTGAAATGTATAAGGATAATGCAGTGTGTGCCAATGGTGCTATGTTCCGTAAGGACATCAAAGGGTTTATGCCTGAACTGATGGAGAAAATGTATGATGAGCGTAAGGCATTTAAGAAAAAGATGCTCCAGTCAAAACAAAAACTGGTTGACATTGAAAATAAAATGAAAAGTGATGGTTCTAGCAAGGAA